GGTCGCCCTCATCATCATTGCCGCTGTCGTTACTGTCTTCGGGGGTTTCGCTTTCGCGGTCTGAGGCTTGCGGGGCTGCGGTATCCGCCTGGGCGGCATCAGTTGTGCCTCCACCGGCAGGGATGTCGGGGGTGATGGTTCGCACCCAGGGGGGTATTGCTAATGCTCTGGCTGGCATGGGTGATTCGTCCTTTCCTGTGATGGATATGGTTAACCCCCACCAGGCTGGTGGGGGTTCTTTGGTAGGTAGGCTGGGGGCTATATTGCATGATCCTGTATGCCACCAGTGGTCTCAAAGGGTCAGATTTCAAATCGCACCCTTCCGGTGTGCTTTGGGTATGAGAAAACCCGCGTTCTTCTTACAAGGCCGCGGGTTTTAGGTTGGGTTAGCCCAAACTACGCAAGAAGAAATTCCTCATCTTCATCAAATTCAACCGGGTACTTGGTGCCGTAATTACGACGTAGGTAAATACCAAAATCAGGTTCCACTGCTTCAATACCATCCCAATTAAGCTCCATGCCCCAATTTGTTTCTTCGCAAAGGAGCATGAAAATGCTCCGCAATAAAGCTAACGCCTCAGGATTGCGTGATTGCATAACATCAATCTCGACAATCCCGAAGTCCTCAGCACGCCCAGGATCATTTGCCATAACTCGAACGGTCCTCACAGCCTCTATCGCGGAAAAATTCGCAGCAATAAGCTGGTTAGCACGAGCTACAATTTCATCCTGCGATTCATCGGCTCGCTGAATAAAAATAGCGGCAACGTAAGACATTTTATTTCCTTTCCCACAATAGAGTTCCGTTTACGGTTATTACCACTATCCTATCAAGGTCGGCCCCATTATCTCGAACAGCATTTTTCATGCTATTAATAATGTCGGCTTCAGCGTTACCCAATGATCTCGCATCATACAAAAGCGTGCCTGCTTGATATCTAGCATGCCTAGCCCGGTTTTTTATCCCGCTTTTTGATGTTATGGTTTTTAATTCCACGGCTTCGCCGTCAACGATGGAATCTGGTGTGTTTTGAACGCCTGTTTCTTTTGCATAAATTGCGCCACGACGATCCGGCAACTTGTCTAGCTCTTTGAGCTTGATAACTTCTTTAGCCCCATTTGCATATAGCCAGTCCCGAATTTTCGCTTCATCAGGCGGCCATGGAGCATCATCATTTAGCCCTAAAGATAACGCTTCATCGACACGAATTCGGCGTTTAACTTTGGGGGCATGATAAATCCTTTCAGTGATCCGCTGAGCATCTGGTGGTACCCAGTCGGGTGTTTGGTTTCGGTGGCGTTCTATGGCTTCAGCGAAGGCTTCTTGGTCGCTGCCGGGGTATTTGCCGGATTCCGCGTAAATTTGTTCTAGTTCTTGGTTGATGCGCGGTAGGTCGGCGGGGGTTTGCACTTCGATGCCGAGGCACTTGCAGTTGTCGTGGTATTTTTTGCCGGCCTCAGTAAGTAGCACCGTATCGCGGCTGTAGACAGCACCACGGCTTGCGAGGAGGAGGCAGAAGGTACAGGCGTGGGGTTCTGGCACACGGGCGTAGCGGGTGCCGGCTTTCCGGGTGGCCTGGTATACGGTTTCGCGGGCTGGTTGTTGCACGAGCCGGTTGGTGATGCCGGCGAGTTTCCGTAGCACTAGCTGCCTATCCAAACCGCCGGTGGCGTTGCGGGAGGTGTTTAGTGCCCAGGCGTAGGAGCCGAGGATTTGCTCAAACCCCGCCGGGTCGGCCACTTCGGGATACTCCAGTCCACGAAGGTTATCGTCGAGGCTGCGGGAGCGGAATAAATAATCGGCGGCGGCGTAAGCGGCTTGCTCCCCGTAGGCCGCAATGATTGCCTGGAAGGGCTCTTCCATAAGCTGCTTGGCGTCGGCGAAGCCGAGGGTTTCAGTCTGTTTCCACCAGGACACCAAATCCCGTATAGCGAGGGTCCGCAGGTTGTCCATGGCCTGCTGGTAGTCAGCTTCGGCATCCAAGTCTCGCGCCATATGGCTAGCACCTCCCTCCCATGGGTTTTGTTTAAGTTTTCTCCCGTAGTGATACGGGGGTTGCCCCGGTGAACCGGATCCCGGGCAGGCCGGCCAGGTCAGCGGCGGCTTTGGGTTCGACCCCGGCGCGGATCAGGACGCCTAGGGCGTCGGCGCGTTGTTTGAGGTCATCTGCCTCCGCCCCCCCGCGAAGCGGGCGTGTCCTGCGGGCCGGTTTCAACAAGCGTTTCATCGGTGGTGTTGGGGGTTTCTTCGGGGTCACGGTTTGCCCTGGCCAGGTCGAGCACGGTGGTATCACCAATGGTGGTGGCCCCGCCGGCGAGAACGGCGGCGCGTTGGGTGGCGGATTGTTCGGCGAGCTCCTTACGCATGATTTCCTGCTCTGTCTGGCTGAACCCCACCCGACCCCACACGACGGAGGAGTGCTTCGGGGTGATTTCAGCAGCTACGGCTTTAGTCATGGCGTCCATGGTCGCTGAGAGCGTGGGGGTGGCGGCCGCCAGCCATTTCGCTTCGAGAGAGGCAATAAACTCCCATTCGGGCGGCCTGCCGTCGAGAATCGCTTTGCACACATAGGCAAGATCACGGCACAGCGGGCGCCCGAACGCCAGTTGTCGGAGCTCAGCGCGGCGCACCAGGCGGGATTCGGTGGCGCGGATACTGTCGGCACTGGGTGGATTATCGGAGGCGAAACCCAGATACGATACCGGCACCCCTGATTGCGCTGACACAAGCTGGGCCATCATCTTCAGCTCTTCAATATAGGGGGTTGGCGGTGCCGCTTGGAACTGGCCCGCGGTGATGGTTGGCAGCCCATCATCGGGATCACCTGGCGGCACCACAAGCGCTTTACTCATGGCGACTTTCCACCCCATCTTGATTACGTCGCTTTCCGTTGCGTCTTCGTCTAGGCCTAGTTGGTCGAATGTGGCGTTGAGCAGGTAGCGCTGTGGGGTGGTGTAGTACTCCCTGTTGAACTCCATGCCGAGCACGGTGCGAACGCCGTGGTCGGTGTAGTATTCGATGGCCGTGGTGATTTCCGAGGCGCCTGCGTCTTTCCCTGCGCGGGACCGGTTTGGGATACGGATCAGGCCGCACCTGCCCCAGCCGTGTTTGACGCAGATGGTTTCTTTTTCCACTTCGTGGGGGTCGGTGATGATAGAGATTACCCGGTCCGGCAAATGTAGGGTTTGGTATTTTTCGCCGTTTTCCCCGGTTTTTTCGATGTATCCTGCTGCCATGCAGTTAAGCCGATCGTCCCACATGTAGGTGGCCTCATTGGCAGTGACGGCATCAATAATGATGGTGGGCTCACCATCGCCTCCCGCGGATACTTCGAGGAACCCCATGCCGGTGACGAGGGATTCCAGGGTGGCTTTAGCAAACTCGGAAGCCAAGTCGTTGTCGGCGAACACCCTGTTTAGGGTTGTGACGTCTTCTTCTGGGGAGATCCACCCTTGCCACTCCAGCCGCTCCGCTAGGGAGTCAACCACAATCTCGGGCCAGCCAACAACCGCCCGGATACTGCTAGCAACCGCGGGCAAGGCAATATTCAAATCCTTGAGGGCGTTTTTGCCCTCATAGTAAGCCCACTTAGCCTTATTCTTCCGGGCGTGGTCTTGCAGCCGACCCGACAGCTTGGCGATGAGGGTATGCTCGTCGGCAGTGAGTTCGTAGGCGGGGATTAGTTCGAGGGTCATCCGATCATCACTCTCCTTCGCTTCTTAGGGCCGGCCTTGCGGCGGGCGCGGACTTTACCGGAGTTCAGGGCTTCACGCCGGCCGACGTTGGCGGCCACCATGGCCACGCACAAATCGACGAGCTGGTGGCTGTCGCGGCTGGTTTTACCAATCGCCAACCCAAACTTGTTCCACCTGATTTTCGTATTATTCACATGCGCTGTGAGCGCCGGGTCACCATCATGTCGGAATGGCCCGTCCAGGCCGTCTTTGTCGATAAGGTCCTGGATGATCTCTACTTCCTGGGAGAAGCGCCGGTTCCGGTCGGCGGCGCCGGGTTCGGAAAGCCGCATGTCCCAGAGGACAGAGTGGGTTTTTGTTGCCCAGCAGCGGAGCTTTCGGCGGAAATCACGGTGCCATGCGTCGATGAGGGGCCGCCAGTAGGAGGCTTCGGTGGTGTCGTCTTTGGCGGGTGATGGGTCGACGCCGAACCAGACGACTTTGTATAGTTCCATGATTTCTCGTACCCGGGCGTCCACCTGGTCGCGGTCGACGAGGTAGCCTTCGCCGCGGGGGCCACGGGGCCTCGACCACACACCCAGCGTCTGGTTGTACCCGTCACTGATCCGACACCCCATGAGGGCTGTGGCGTCTTCTGATTTGGAGCAATCGAGGAACATGGCGATCTGATCCCCCGGCTCGAATGCTTTGGACGGGTCGGCGAGTGCCGCCCACGCTTTGGCAGACACGTAGGAGTCCTCAGCGTCCCCAAGTCCATTCATGTAGAAGCGGATGGCATCACCTGCCGAGAGCTCGGGGTCTACCACCTCATCGGAGAGGCGTTCGAGGTCGGCCCAGGGGGCGTCGGAATAGGCCTGTTGGAGCGCCAGCATGCGCTGCTTTGGGTCGTAGATGTCTAGCTTGGGGTCGAACTCGATACTGTCGTAGAGGATGTCTTTCTTGAGTTGGGGGTATTTGCCGGATTGTTGTTTCTGCCATGCTTCGAAAGTCTTTTCGCCGATGGAGTCCTGGCCCCGCTGGTGGGCGTTGGTGAAGTCCACCATTCGGGCCTGCACGCTTTTCTTTGATTTGCCGACGTTTCGGCGGGCGACTTTAGCGACCGCGTGGCCGCCGGAGCGTTGGGTCATGTGGTGGGTTTCATTGAGCACAATGAAAGTAGCGGGGTCGCCTTCGGAGGACCGCTCTGAAGCGGTAAGCACTTCGATGCGGGCTGGGGAGGTTTTCACGAAGGTTGCGGTGCGGCCTTTATCCAGCCCGTAGTAGTTGGTGGCGTCAACACCAAACTGGGAGTTGGCAACCCGGAGGACGTCCTTGGATTGCTCTTCGGAGTTGGAGGCTATCTGTACCAGGGGCATAGTGTGCTGTTTGCCCATGTAGCGGGTGCCGCCCCAATATAGTTGGGAGGGGCCGAGTAGCTCAATGTTGCACATGGCGGCGGCTAGGGGGTCCTTGCCGCTGCCTTTGCTGCCGCGCTTGCAGCCGCGCCGGTAGATGAACCGCCCCTGATCGTTGAAGGCGTACCACAAGATAAGGAATCGAGCTTGCCCTGGCGTGAATCGCCAGGGTTCGCCGTCGTCGTTGAGAAGTCCAGGTTCATCGGTGCGCCATTCGGCCCAGTCGATAACCGCGGGCCCTAGGGAGTGAGCGATGAGGTCGAGTTTCTCGTTTTTGGTGGTGGGCCACGGAAGTGTACACCAGGCCCCCTTGTCACCGAGATAGTAGCCGGGCGGCATGGTGAGGTCAGAGATTAGCGAAGCGGTCATGGGCGTCAATCACCACCCCATCATCCTCAGGTTTGGACTGCTCAACATCACCAATTTCCCATTGAAGGCGCTTCATGGCCATGGGCGAGAGGCCCAGCCGGTCTTCGATTTGGCGCAGCTCCGCCATAGCGCTGGCGTTGACCACGCTGTTATCAAGCTCGTCTTGAATAGCGTTCCGCAGGATAAGGTAGCGGGCGACCAAATACTCGTCGCCGTTGCGTTCCCACATGACTGCCTGGGGTCGTCGCCAGAGTTCCGCCCAACCGCGTTGCACTCGGCCGGACAGTGGCCATCGGGGCGCTCGCCCCTTCCGCCCGTCAGCGGGGAGCGTCACCCAGTCGGGTCGGGCATTGCGTCGGCGGGCATTCCTCTTCGGGGGTGGTCCGGGCACGGTCGGCACCCCCTTTCGCATTCTTAGGTTTTCCTAACCTTTCCTTTAGGTTGGCCTTGGGAACCCGTACAGGCTGACAGGCCCTTTGCCCTCCGCGGCCCGAGGGCCGCCGAGGGGGGTATCCCCCCTACCCCCGGTCGGTATCAAACCTGCTAGTGTGGGGAATATCACAAAATGAGAGGGTGGGGGGTCGCTTCACTCTCGCTACCCGGGCGGCCCGTGCCGCCTGGGCTTCCCTCTGTGTCTTGGCCTTGTGACATGGCACACAGAGAGTTTGAAGATTGTCGAGATCGTCATATCCGGGGCCGCGAGTGTTGTTGATGTGGTCCACCTCGACACCAACGCCACCACACCGTTGGCAGGTGTGGTTGTCTCGGGTGAGGATTTTCTTGCGGATATGGGGTTTCACGTGGGTAGGATTGCCGTTTCGCCACGCTGCCATGTGGTTTATCCCTCCCTGAAGGTCAGAAGGTGAGAGGAAGTGGAGCGGCAATCCCTTGCCCCACGAGCTATCCGGGGTGAGGAGCCATCAAAACACCCCTGATGACGAATCGCAGGCGCTAAACCCTCCACCGGTTTTTCTGCAGCCTGCGTCGTCGCGTCGATTATATCACCTGCTGTGACAGCAGGCAAAGGCATATTTTTCAGGCGGTCCAACACCTCGCCAAGCCGATAGCATGCGATGCGATCAGTGCTTAAGCGAGTATCAATGTGTCCACGCTCGGCCCACTTGCGTAGCAGCGCACGGCTAACCACATACCCTTCGGCATGGGCAGCGTGGATGATAGTGCGCCATGTCAGCCACGGCTCGGCAGCATCGCACACTATCGGTTGCCCGGCGCGGAGGAATTCCTGGAGCCTGGATTCTTGGTGGCGGAGTTCGGCGTGGATGTCGGGGGCGAAGTCTAGACCTGCGATGAGTCCAGCGTTGAAGTCCATGAAGCGCAGGAGTTGGTGGGCGTCGCAGGTGAGGATGCGTTCGGGTTGGATGTAGTCGGCGACGTCTCGGGCAACCTCGAAGAGCCTAAGGGTGAGGTCGATATCTAAGGTGGTGGCGGCCCCGCCTGGTGTAGTGGGGTGGGCCCCGGGTTTCCTACCCCCCTGGGGGTTCGTTACACGGGTGGGGGTGGAGTACTTGGCGGCTTCCAGTTCTACCCAGAGGCCCTGTAGGCCCCGTAGCATGGCGCGTAGGTCTGCCTCGGTGGTGGTAGTGGTGGCACCCATGGTTTCCTCCCGTTCCCCAGCTGGTATGCGTGGGCTAATAGTAAAGCTGAGGTTCAGCTACTAGAGGTATTCACCGCACCCTGGGAGGCAAAGGGCGGGGGTGTGGTTACTTTGTGGGGCGTGAGGCGTGCCATCGTTTGATATCGGCGGCGTCCCATAGGCGGGTGCGTTCTAGCTGGAATGCGGGTTGTGGGGCTTGGCCACGGGCAACGTAGCTAGCGAAGGTGGACCTAACGACGCCGATGTGCTGGGTGATAGCCGTGACGGTCCAGTATTCTATTCCGTCATCGGTGATGGCTGTTCGGTGCGGGATGTCTTTGGCAAGGGTGATATCAATCATCGTGGAGTCTTTCTAATGGAAGCTGGGGTTCAACTTGAAAACCCCACTAGCCGAAGCTGGTGGGGTTGCTGGTTAGCGGCGCCAGCGGCCAGTACAGGTGATGTACCCGAGGATTACAGCGGCAATAACGAGTAGCGTAGCAGTGGCAATGCTTACACTTTTGTTATATAACGCAGTGATTATCGCCGCGGTAAATGCGGTTACCGATACGATGTACATGGGTCGCGCTTTCATGGGCTTTCCTCCTTCCTGGGGATTCACGTGGTAGGGTGGTGGGGTCTCCCCCGGGTGAGCTAAGTTGCTGTTAGCTCACCCGGGGGTTACCGTTGGCGCTTACCGCGGCGGTAGCGTTTCCGCTTCCGATGCTTGCCTCCGGGTTTCCTGCCTTGCAAGTAGGTCAGGATGCCGGTGGCTACGGCAATCGCCGAGAGAGCCAGGCTAACCTTGTCGGTCATCTGGGGTCACCTCCCCTCCACTATTGAGTTTTCTGTAAACCGTTTGGCTTACACTCTTTATTATACAGCGTGGCGCTGTATCTTTCAAGTGGGGGTATAGGTTTTTAAGGCAATTTAAATGTGTTCTTTACCACATTGATTCGCCGGGGGTTCGTTCAACCATGAGCATCAGCCGGCACGCACCCACCCACCATTTCGCCACAGCATCCGGGTCCTCTACCAGGCAACCACTTCCGCTGTAGCTCATCAGGAGCACCTTGCGCTGCCTGTCGAGATCGAAAAACCAAAAGTCGCCTATCATGTCGCCCCAGACATTCTGCGGGATAAGATTCAGTCGCACCCCGTAGAGAGAACTGATATCCGAGTTCCCACATGTCAGAGGATCCTCATATTCGCTCGAATGCTGGATCAGATAGAGTGATTCGCCAGATAAGAATGTTGGTAATTCTTCCTCCAGGGCGAGTGCTAAATCTGCTGCTTTTGCGTAGCGGACGCAATCAATTGTTAGGTCTAATACTGCGACTCCCCGCCATGATGGAGTAATTCTCTCTAGCAGTAAAACGGGAGTGCCAGAAGATATTTCAATGCATGGCTGCCCCACCAAACACCCCCTAAACTCGATCGGTACTACACCAAGAGCCAACCCACGGTACGGCTCTAACTCTGCAGGCATGGGCGGGTAAAGATCATACAAGCTCATGGTGGCTCCTTGGTATCACCTAGTTGGTTCTATTTTATGGCGGGGATTATTTTTCTTGGTCTGCGTAGAGCGGGTAATTGTCTAGAGTGTCGTTACCGCTGCGGTGTACTCCTGGTAGGCAGTAGCAAGCACAGTTTGCCAGATGGCTTTAGGATCAGGGGTCATAGCGGCGCTCCTGCTTCCATTGGTTTATGGAAAACCGTGAAGGACGTCATATTGTTTTTGCCGTGGCGGGTGCCATACAGGGGCGGGTATGGGGCTAGCTCCAGTACCTCCCGGAGCGGGATGTGGATTTGATTCCATTTGAGAGTGAGCGTGCCACCCGGGGCAAGCACCCGGAAACACTCAACGAAGCACTGGCGCAGGTCTTCCCTCCACGTGGTCATGAGAACCCCGTATTTCTGGCACATCCACCCAGTCGCCCCGGCGCGTTGGAGGTGGGGTGGGTCTAGGTTGATGAGGTGGAATGTGTTGTCGCGGAAGGGTAGGGCGCGGTAGTCGCACTGGATGTTTGGGCTGATGGTGATTTGGCGGCCGTCTGATAGTTGGTGTTGTGCTGCCCGCTGGTCGGCGTAGATCACTCCGGGGTGGTGTTTGTTGTGCCACATGAGTCGGGCGCCGCAGGTGACGTCGAGGATCATTCGGCGTCCTCGTTTTCTCTGGTGTAGCCGGCGCGCTGACGCCATGCCCGTTTGGCGGGGGTGTCATCGTGGTCGGGGTCGGTTGCCCATTCTTGGTAGTCCTCGAAGGTGACACCCCCATCCCACCAGTCAGGCACGTAGTCCCATACTTCGGAGAAGGCCGCGTCGCAGGCTAGGCAGGTTTTCAGCTCATACAGGCCATCGTAATTTACATATTTTTCCCAGAAGTATTCCTCGCCGGGGTTGATGGTTGCCCCGCACATGTCACATTTGTGTGGTTTACTGGCGCGCCGGGTTTTTCCGTCTAACAGCGTACACATTATTGTTTCTCCTTATAGATTCGTAGGAACACGCCGGTGATAGCTGGCCCGTTGTTGTCGGCTTCGGCGTAGTGTTTACGGGCGTGCCATGTGGTGATCCGAGCATCGTTTTTGAGCACACCGGCTCCTTCTAGGGCGTCCCCTAGCGCCCTGCATAGTTTGTCGAGGTCGTATGAGGATTTGGACGTGGGGAGTGCGCTGCGGACGCTTTTAGGGCGGGGTAGGTGGAAAACCGCTTGTACCAGCACCGCCTCGTCAATGGGTTCTTTGATCTGGCGGTTGCGGTAGGCGGTTAGTTGGAGTTGTGCGGATTGTCGCCATGCCCGTGTGCCGGGGTTGTCTTCGATGACGCGCCCGCCACCCACGTAGCGTTTAGACCCTTGGGGTTTGGGGTCACCAGCGATGTGGGCGATGAATACCGGCTCGGGCTGGACACCCAAATACTGACCAAACAAACTTTCGATTTCGGTGTCGGTGGCGTCCGGTAAAAGCTGTCCCCGGATGGCGTCGAAGAATGGGTCGCGGCTCATGATGCCGCCCCCACTGCTACGAGTTCGCCTGAACGCTCTTCTGCCGGGTTTGGATCATGGTTTGGGGTATCGGTGTGGGCGCCCCGGGTTTCGGCCTTCTGCGGGGCTTCTGGGGCGGTTTCTTGGGCAGTTTGGCGCCCCAGGATGATGCCTAGCTTCTCGCGTAGGTGTGCGGGCATGCCCCGGCTGGTGAGTCGTGGCTGGGTCTCTGCTTTCGGTTTTGGTTTCGGCAGCTCGCCGGTGTGGTCGCAGTGCGCTACCACCGTTTTGCCCGCGGCGTTCTTGACCTCCACGAAGCCGCGTTCGTCGCACAGAGGACAGGCGTGGATAGCTGCTAGATGCGCCTGCTTTTCCGCTACGGCACGCTGGTCGAACCACCGCCTGACCCGCATGCAGTTACGGCAGGGTGGCACCTCCTCCCGCGGCAGATAAGCGTGTTTCCGGCACCGCGGGTCGTCAGGGCTCGACCATTCCGCAGGGGTGCCAATCACCTGGTACGCCCGGACGGCAGCCACCACGGCATGGTCTTCTGCGGTTTTTGTGGGGGCGGGGTTGAGGCAGGCCGGCACCTGCTCATCAGCACGATCCGTGTCGGACGCCTGGGCGGCCTGGTGATCGGGCAGGTCGGGCAACCCAGCCCACGGATCCTCAAGAACCGGGGCAGGCACGGGCTGGGGATCAACCACCACCGGCCGCGGGTCGCCCACCGGCGTCGGCTCTTGAGGCTCCAAGGCGGCAGAGTGGCCGACTGCGGTAGCAGGCGCCACCCCTGCGGGGGTTAATTCAATTTCGATTTGAGAAGAGGAGGGGGCGTCGGGCACGGGACAAAGCGCAACAGGGGCCGCCACCGAACCACGGGGTTTTCTTTCCCCTTTCTTTTTATAGTTCTCTTTCTCATTCTCTTTCTCGGCAGGTTTTGCTAGCGGCTTGCTAGTTTTTGCTACCTTTTTGCTAGAAACACCCATTTGAGCTGCGGCTTTAGCAAGCCCACCCTTACGCCCAGCTGCGCGCCGGGCTTCACGCACCGCCTCGATATCGGCAGTAGTTTGCTGATGCTCCGCATAGTCATGGATGAAGTAATCAGTGTCGCCCTCGGCCAGTAGGGGGCGCTCGGGATCGCTGTCTAGGAGCTCTTCGATAATGTCTGGCGTCCACCTAGCAAGTGCTAGCCGCTTCCGAATTCGCCCATCGGTGTGCTGGCGGGCCGACCAAGCAATCATCTCAATGAAGGCCAACTTAGCGCCCGGAGATAGCGGAAACACCTTTTCACTATCGAAAAAATCGAGAGTGATACGGATAAACAAACGGTCATCTTTGGGGGCGGAGGCAGTTTTCGTCGCCATAACAGGTCTCCTTTTAGGTGGTGGCAGCTGCTAGCTTTTGCTAGCAACGGTGACAAATGTTCTATTTGTGATTTTTTCTATGGGGCTATGGGGAATTTCAAGCACAATATGTGTTTAAACATGTATAGGGCAAATATTAAGTAATACTGCCCCTTATGTCAACACACATTGTGCTCATGATAGGGTTAAAGGATGGATAAAAGTAGCATTTTTGGCCAGAATCTCATCTACTACCGGAAGAGGGCCGGATGGTCATTAGCAGAGCTAGGTCGCCAGCTAGAAGGGGCCGGCCATACAATGCACATGACCAATCTCCGGCGTATCGAATCCGGGGAGCGCATACCGCGAATCTGGGAAGCTACCGCCCTAGCCGAAGTACTAGGCATCCCAGTGGAAGCTTTCACCATCGACCCCAGCGCTAGCGAAAGCCTGGCAGGAGTTACGGATAAGCTATCGGAACTTACCGACGCCACCGAGAAGTTCGTGGCAGCCGCCAACGAAGCCCTAAACGCCAGCGAAGCCCTAAACCGGGCGGTTACCGAGGCCGAGCGCGCCGGGGTGCCACCAAAGCTACTTCTAGAGGCGCGAGAGCAGCTTCGGGAGTGCGGCGGAATCATGACGGATAGCCGACTAGCAATCCAATAATTGGAAAGTTTGTTCTACTTATTTTCGGTCGGGATGATCGACGTGCGCTAGTACCGTGAGGATACCGGCGGCTAGCCGGTAGAGCTGATCCCGGGTGATGTGGTGGGTATCTCGCCTACTCTCCATCCTCAGGATGATGTAGTCAGGGCCGCAGTGGTCAACCATCACGAGCCCTTGTAGTGCGCCATTTTGTAGCACTAAGAGCCCATCCCTGTATCCTTCTTCGTCGAGCCTGCCGTATCCTACGCTGCCTGTTGGCTGGTAGGTTGGGCTATCTGTCAGGGACTCAATCGTATTGATGATCGTGTTGATGTCTTGGCGGTCCAGGGGCTCCGAGGGGGCATATTTTTTGAGCCGGCCGATGGCCTCCAGCATCGGCGCTAGGCTATTTGCCGGGGCGTTCATTTTTGTTCCGTTCTCTGGTTTTAAGGTTTTCAGTCCGTAGAAGGATCACTAGCGCCATTCGGGCTAGCTGGTAAAGGTTTTTCTGCGTGATTTTGCAGGTGCCATACTGACAGTCATCACTAATGGTGATAGTGATATCGTCGGCTCCTTGATGGCTGATCTCGATAATGTATTTTGATCCTTCTCCGATTCCAGGCAGGTCGGGAAGAAACTCCACCAGCACCCCACAGTCGTCGGGCTTGTCTAGGAGTTCAGGCTGGTTTCGCATCTCCCGGTAGTCGGTATCGTCTAGTAGGAGATTTATCCAACGTGCTACCACCCGTAGATGTGTTTTATCTCTCTCATCCAGGAGGGTTGTTTCCTCCCGGAGATACTTCAGGCTGTCTAGCATTTGCTGGATTGAGGGGTGATCTGTCATTTCGTTGTTCCTTCTTCTTTGTCCCATTTCCAGTGGAATCCGGTGTCATAGTCGTGGTGGTCGCCGCGGTGCCCGCTGCGCCTGGCGCAAATATGTATTTGCTGGTGCGGGTGGTAACCGGTGGCTTCCAGCGCGCAGCAGCGGTTAGCCGCCTGGAGGCGTTCGCGTTTCATTTCGAGCCGGAGTTTGTTTTTCTCGTTTTCGTAGAGAGCATCACGGATTTCCGGGTGTCGTATCATAGGTGTCGCCTATTTTTCACCGTGTAGGGCTTGGTTGCCGGCCGGGGTGATAGTGCCGTCTTCGGTGACGTACCCGAGGGCTTCCATGGCCCGTACCCCAGCCCGCCCGGTCTTTTTGCCTGCGGCGTGCCTGCGGAGGGACCGTAGCGCTAGGCGAGATTCGTAAGTGGGAGTGTTCGTCGTGGTCATTCCTTTTATGCTCCTTGTTTCGTCACTGTGACGCCTGTGTCGTTGATATCGAATCGCCCATCAAGGAAACGGCTGATGAAGTATTGTTGGCCTTTACCTGTGACTTTCGGCGTTTTATTGACCGTGATATGCCCATCAGCGTGGGTAATAACGGTTTCTTTGATCTCGAAGAGACCTAATTCCATGGCTTTCTGGGTGGGGCTGTTCCAATCAGCACCACGCCGGGAAGTAAGGTATCCGTGGGCTCGTAGCCAGGTGAAGAGTCGGTTAGCGCCAATATCAATACAGTTGCCTTTGAGGATCTTCGCTAGATCCCCCACCAGGATCGAGGTGGTTGATGCGCTCACAGCATCAGCAAAAAGCACCTTTGGTACAGCCTCTTCCACCCGGGTTTCCAACTCCAAACGCTGGGCCCGCTCTTGTTTCAGCTGCGTGGCTAGGCGGATAATAAAATCCGGGTCAGACAACGCCTGGGCCGTTGCTTCCGGGGTGAGATAACCGCCATGAGCACGAATCGCTGGCAAGACTTCTTCTGTCACCCAATCCTGGAACCTCTCGGCCAAGGCAGCATGAGATTTTAGAATTGCCAGATACAAGCCGGGTTCACTAATGACAGCGAATTTTTGGCTACCACCAAGGGTATCGAGAATCTCGATACCCTTTTGATGGTCACGCACGAACCTCGTAACCTCACCAGTGGTTCGATATCCCAGGGCTTTCGCTACGTCGGCGGCAACCCACCAAGGGGCACCGCAGCGGGTGACGACTCGCACCTCGATATCGTTGAATGTGAATAGTGTGATTTTGTTATCCATACTATATGGGTTCCTTACTTTGTTATTAATAGGGGCAGCTAGGGTTCAACCCACAAAACCTCTGATATGCTTGACCCGGTACGTACGAGACCATCAAAAGGGCTGAGGTTCAACCCACAAAACCCCTGATATGCTTGCCACGGGCCCAAATGCAAGGCCTAAGCAAGCAAGATCGGGGGTTTTCGCTTTAAAAACGCAGGCTAGCTAGGGGTTTCCCGGGTTTTCGTTTTGCGCCGGCGGCGTTTTTTCGGCGTGTAATAGCGTCCAGCCACTACCCCGTCGACTGGCATGCGTTGTTCTTCCATGCGCTCCAGGTACCGGCTACACGCCTCTAATAGCGGGCATTGGCGGCAAAGATACTTTGCTTGCTGGTGCCTTGCTAGCATCATTTCTTCCTTCTCCATGTACAGGCGCCCATCCCAAAACGGGAGGGCAACCTGGTGACATGGGGCGGCGAGAATGCCGTCGGGGGTGAGCGGCTGCTGTTGCGGGTTAGCGGTTGTGGTCATCTCGGAGACGCTTTACCACCCGACTGTTTGGTTTTTTATCACCACCATCAGCAGCGGCACCAGTGATTTTCTTCACGCAAACCCCTACCTGGCTATCCCCATCCAGGTACTCCATAACCGTGGTCATGAACATCACGGTCACCCTGCGGCACTCGCGGGTGGCGATACGGGCGCTGATTGAAACGCCCAGGGCGATGAGGGAAATAGCAATTGCCACTATCGAGATGACAAGCGTGGGATTCATTTTATGACTCCTTTTCGGTTTCGGTTTGGTTGTTTCGGATGTGGGCTGCCGCATGGATTGCGTGGAGGAATGGGTGATCCAACGACCGGGTTTCCTTAGCAAGCTGGCCGAAGGGCACCAAATCGGCATGCTGTGGGTTGGTGGTGCTGCGCCACGCAGCCCACGCATCGTGCACATCTTCCAGCGTCGTGTAGATGCCTTTCGCGCGCATCAGCACCGCGTAGATCAGGAAAAGCGGCGCTGTTTCAGCTGTTGCTTCGAACCCTTCCGGCAGGTTCTCCACGATCAGGGCGGCATCCTCTTCTAAGTAGTTGAGCTTCGTCATTGGCTACTCCTTATTTCTGTGTTTTTGGGGTGCCCCGTGGCTGAGGAAGACCACGGGGCGCCAGTTCCCGCCCGGCTAGTTAGGCGGGTAGCGCTCATGGCGGGAGTTGAACCCGCGTAAAACCAGGCAATTAGCTTGACCAAACACGAAACCAACAAAGCAAGTGTCTGGTTTTACCTCACCGGAGCATGAACCTGACAGGAGCCCGTTTTAGGCCCCTGGTAGACTTGGCCCTCCCCCACAAGGGAGGGCGTCTTAAGGTGTTTCCACTATCGAGTTCGCTATGCAACACGCCCCACTCGGGGCCTAGCACCCTCCGGGGGAATCGAACCCCCACACCCTTTGGGGCGGCCAACCAGGCCAGGGCATCCTGATCCCGCTAGCTGGTCTCAGCACCGCGGGCCAGCGAGGCATTCGCCCACATCATCGCCTCCTCCAGCCGCTCTAAGGCCAGGTTTTTCTCCCTGCTGTCATCAAGCATTGCCTCTAGATTCCTGGCGAAATTCTTAAACTGTCGGCCCACAGCGATCCGCAGCGCCCGGGTTTCATCATCCAAAACCCGATAATCAAACCGCCGGTCCAGCTCTTCATATGGGTCGTAGTACGGGTCAGCGCTATACGGGGTAGCAGACATTATTTGTTTCCTTTCTGATTAGAGGTTTTAGGAGCGCTCACGCATGAAACCGCGAGCTTGCTGGAGTGCGATTTCGACTGCCTCGTCCATATCGCCGATGACCGCGGTGCCGTATTCCTGAACTATCTGTAGCGTGGTCATGACCGCATCTAGCTCACCACTGCTGTAGAAATCAATCAGCAACGGGGCTTCTTCACGCCCTGGCATTAGGCACCTCCCTCAGCAGCGGCCCGGCAGTCATCACTCACCCGGGCAAGATAACTATCTAAATGGTCACGCTCGATCAGGTACGGGGAGCGCGGCCGGGCGGTTTTCCGGCTGTAGGGGATCTCCCCACTCAGCAGCAGCACCCGAAGCGTTTGACGATGGATTTTCGTATATGCAGCGGCCTCCGGCAGTGTCAACCACTCCCCCTCCCGGCGCGGGCGGCGGCGTTTAGATGCGGGGGTTTTACAGCGGCTCATGCTCACTGCGCTTTCTCTGCTAGTGGTGCGGTGGGGTAGTTTTTCTCCCCACGTAGGCCTTGTTGGAGCCGGTCTAGCACGTCGTCGATGTTCATTTGGTAGGCTTCTAGGGTTTTCCGGGTGGCTTTGTTGCGGTAAACACCTAGGGTGGCCAGCCACATGGTCAGTGTGCGGCGGTCGATCACGTACATGGTTTGTTCCCTACCACGCTCGGTCACCAGGGGGATACGGTCCAGCTTTGCCCAGCATGTGAGTTTCAGGCGGTCCTGCTGCGTGGGCTGATGGATGCCCAGGCTGTTACACACTGACGACAGTGTGATCCAAATTTGCCCATCAATCAGGGTCGCATCGACCGTGTTCGGGGTACCAGGCACTTTCACTTTGAATAAATAATGCATTCGTGTTACACTTTCTCTATCGTTTCTTGTTCCGCCCCGCTGTGAAGCGGGGTTTTTGCTTTTTACTGGGCTTTACGACGGGGCGCTGGCACTTATACTTGGAGTGTGGATATCCCCTTGGTTTCCCTCATCACGGCTACTACTATCAGCGTGGTCAGCCTGGGTGTTGCTGTGGTGAGCCAGTACGATGCGAAGCGCGCCAACCGTCTTGCTGAAATTGCGAACGAAACCGCTAGAGAAAGCTTGGACGCTGCCGAAAGGGCTAACCTTGCTGCAGAACACGCCAACGAGATAGCAGAGGATGCGAACAGCATCAGCGGTAGGGCGTTGCAAGCTAGCATGGATAATCTGATCTACGAATGGGGAATCAAGCTCAGCGATAAGACTGGGGTCGGGGCCGCTACTATCACAAACAACAGTCCCCACGACGCAATGCACCTCGCCGTTATCGCCGAGTGCGAAGGCCACCCCGTTGGGGCTGTTGAAGCCGAGCGTTTGCCCGGATTCGGCCAGCTGCACCTCAACCTGGCGGAAGGCCTTAACCAAACACCCGCACGCCATGTCAGTAAGCCTGCTATCAGCAGTCACGCTATCGTTCTCGGGGGCCGTCAAAACCGAAAAATCATCTTCCACATCCAGTGGCAAACCCCACTTGGCGTGCCTCGAAGCCACATAATCCAGAAGAGACTGCGCAACAGAAACAGGTAGCATCTCAGGCCCCATCCAAAACGAGGATTTTGTCAGGCCGGGCGCCCAAATCAGCAAGAGCGTCCAAAACCGTGATAGTGGGTTTCCGGGTGTTCAGGGCGCTTGACCAGGTTTTTCTACTAATTTGCGTCTTTTCTGCTAATGCAGTATTTGAGGCTATTTGATGCATTCTCTTAACTCGATCAACCTCATTCAAATTGAGTAAATACATTCTCTCTTTAGCTTTCTTCACGTTGATATGTAACCGAATTTACACAATTACTCATTGGGGGGCAACGTATATTACTCATGCAAATACGGCAAATAACTAAACCCCCAGCCCCCGACATGCTTGCTGAGTAAAATATTACCCAGAGTGATAGCATATTTGTATGGAGATCAAGCGATGGTTGAGCGAATCAGCACACAGGCGGATAACGGATCAGGAAATCGCGTCGATCCTTGGAGTTACACGTAAAACCGCCAACAAGCGTTTGAATGAAGGGCTACCATCAGATGATTTGATACGGCTATGCGATGAGCTAGGCATTAATCAAACCTTGGCGCTGGTTGAATTAGGCAGGATCAAGCATGAAGACGTGCTTGAATATCTGGATTCGGAGGGGCAGCTCCTGGAGACCGCCGATGATGCCGCCCTAGTGCTGGAGCTGGCGCGCCGAATTGTTCCTGAATCTAAAATATTGGAGCAGACGGTAAGGCACATCCCCTCCGAAAACAAGCCTGTTGGTGTCCGAAGCGCCCAGCGCAAACCTGCTGCTGATGTTTTTGATGATGATGCGATTATTGCCCGGATTAATGCGGGCGTGGAGCGGGTGGCAGCTCAACAGGCAACTCCCCCCATTGAGGAGCATTTCACATAAAAGATTCGAAAGCTGAGGTGTTGGGCTTCAACCTGTAAAACCCCTGATATGCTTGCCATGGGCCCAAAATCAAGGCCTGAGCAAGCAATATCGGGGGTTTTTAGTTTAGATATACGCGATTATGTCTTGGTTTCCTTGTTTTTGAGATTTATTACACATATTTTTTCGCCAAAATTTATTGCTTCTGGCATGGTTTTATTTCATAATTGTTTAAGTCAGTTATCAGTTTGAGGAGCCAATCATGAATGATACTGAACAACGGCTGGAACATTTATTGCATCAGTTTGATGTTCGTCTTGTCGAGACAGGGGCACTTACCCCACGCATGAATGCGTGCTGGCACCCCCTGACTCGTACGATCTATGCCAGGCATGGGTTGGACCCGGTAACCCGGGTGTGCGCTGTTGCCCATGAGCTAGGGCATGCGTATCACAATCATGATTGCTCCACACCGGATAATGAACGCGAAGCCGACGAGTGGGCAGCTAACCAGCTGCTAGATGACAGCCTGGTAGAAGAAGCCGCGTGGGAATGCGATTCCGAGCCCGTGGCCATGGCCGCCGAGTTGGGTGTTACCGTGCACCTGCTGCGCACCTGGGAGCGACTCTACCGTGTTGGCCGCACCCGGCATGTGAGCGCATGCGGCCTCAGCCTCAGCTGATCCTGGCTTTTATCCCAAGCATTGATCTCCACTATTTGCAAAGGAACCCCTGTGAGTATCACGCAAAGCATTGAAACCCTAGCCGCGAAGGTGAAAGACCTCAAACCTATTATCGAAACCGAAGAAGCAACGAAAACCGCGTTTATTATTCCCTTCATCAGCACGGTCCTAGGGTATGACGCCACAGACCCACGCGAAGTTATCCCCGAGTACACCGCTGATATAGGCGTGAAAAAGGGAGAGAAGGTCGATTTCGCTATTAAAGCCGGGGAAGATTTCCGCTTCCTGATCGAGTGCAAAAAGATTGGGGAGCCGCTAAGTATCGACCACGCTAAACAGCTGATACGCTACTTCAACGCGACCGATACCGAATTCGCTATCCTCACCAACGGCGAGGTGTACGAATTCTATGCCCAGCTGGATGCGGTCAATCGCATGGACGAACGCCCCTTCATGACGATTGACTTGAGCAATATAGACCCCCGCGTGCTGCCCTACCTGGAGATGTGCACCAAGTCAAAATTCGACTCGGACACTATCACGACGAATGCTGAGCAGCTGAAATACATTGCAGAGATTAAAAAGCTTCTCAGCGGTTTTTTGAAAGAGCCGTCACCTGAGTGGGTGAAATTCATCGCCTCCAAAATCACATCGAAACGCATGACAGCCCAAAACCTGGAGGCGTTCACCACGCTCGTGGCCACTGCCTCATCACAGCTACTGAAGGACGAAGCCAACCGGCGGCTACGGTCAGCACAAGACTATGATGACTCCCCCACTGCCATGCCGGAGCAACCCTCCCAAGCCTCCACCGCTGACACCTCTATCAGCTCTGTGCAGGAAGAGACCGGCGCGGATAACGGGATCATCACTACTGATGAAGAGATTGAGGGGTATAGCATCATTCGGGCTATTTGCTGTTCTGAGGTGCCGGCAACTGATGTGGTGATCCGTGATGCGAAGAGCTATTGTGCCATTCTTTACCAGGACAACAACCGTAAGCCTATTGCCCGGCTGTATTTCGACCGTAAAACACCACGTATCGGTATTTTTGATGCTGATAAGAAAGAGCACATGCATGACCTGAATGTGGTGGCGGATATTTATGGGTTTGCGGATGAGTTGCGTGCCCGGGTGAAGAGCTTCTTGTAAATCGTTTCAATCGTTTGTTTCTATACCTTTGAAAGGGTGTTTTTCATGAGAAAAATAGCGGCGCTGTTGGTTGGCGCCATGGTTGTTTGTGGTGTTTCTGGCTGCGCTAATGGCATGCAGCAGGGGACGTCTTCCGGCCAAGATCAGGTTGGGCAGCAGGTTGCGCAGCAGCTTCAGGAGAGTGTTTCTTCTGCGGATGGTGAGTTAAAGTTTGATGCGAAAGCGAATTATCCTGGTTTGGGTAAGGAAGTCGCCTTCGATGGTGGTGTTGTTACCGTGGAGAAGGTGGAGAAGACTGACAAGCTGGAAGTCTACGCAGCAGATTATATGCGTGAGGCCGGGGTTAATGAATTTATTTCCCCGCGGCAAGGCGGCCAGTTTGTTATTGTGAAGACTCGGGTGAAGAACATGAGTTCCCATAGCTGGGACTTAACCTGCATGTTTGATGTTCGAGCTGTTCTTATTAACGAACAAGGGCAACAATTCGACCCGATCCGTGACCTTCGTAATGTTATTGGCAATCCTGAATGTAATGATTCGCTTAACCCCGGGTTTGATAGCCCGATGACGTGGGTTTATGAGGTGCCTGCGGGGTTTGGGCATGGGTTCCTGGGGGTTAGTGATGTTCAGCAAAGTTATCATCAGTTGAAATACATTGATCTTGGCAAGTAATGCGGACAATGTTGCAGGCGTTAATGCGGCAGTTTGCCCTGTTTTTACGGGTTGACCTGTGGTGATTGGTGGACACTAGTGTGGACAATGTTGGGCCGGTAATTGGCCTGTAAATTTTTGTGGCCCTTGCTGATTTGGCGGGGCCCTTTTCAGGAACAAGGAGCGAGGGGAACGAAGATGGCGTCGATTCGTAAATACAAAACAGCGAGGGGGTATGCGTGGCGGGTGCAGTACCGGTCGCCTGATGGGCGGGGCCGCACGAAGCAGGGTTTCCGCACTAAGGCGGAGGCGGAGGCTTGGTCGGCTAAGAACGCTACGGATATTCATGCTGGGCAGTGGGTGGCGCCGAAGAAAACAGCTATCACGGTGGGGGAGCTTGGGGATCGGTGGCTTGCTATGCAAACTCATTTGAAGCCCTCAACCATGCGGACGACTGAGCAGTCATGGCGGGTGCATGTGCGACCCAAGTGGGGTGAGGTATCGATTATGGGGGTGAGACCTAGTGATGTGCAGGAATGGGTGGCGGGCATTGATCGGGCGGCTGCCACGGTGCGGCACGCCCACGCCTGCCTGGCCCAGGTGCTGGATTTAGCGGTGCTGGACGGGCTGCTGAAGACCAACCCGGCGCGGGGTGTGCGGTTACCAAGGCGCGCTAAGTCGAAGAAGGTGTATTTGACGGCGGGCCAGGTGCAGTTTTTAGTGGATCAGTGTAGCCGCTACCAGGAGCTTGTGTGGGTGTTGGCGACGACTGGTTTGCGGTGGGGTGAGGCGGTGGCGCTTCGGGTGTGTGATGTGAATGAGGCGAGGGGTCGGCTTAGTATTACTCGTAATGCGGTGACGGTGGGGTATGAGGTGCATGTGGGGACGCCGAAGAATCATGAGCGGCGGACGGTGGCGGTGCCGCGTAGGGTGATGCAGATGTTGGTGCCGTTGATGGAGGGGAAGGCTAGGGATGCGCTGTTGTGGCCTAGGGAGTCGGATGGTGGGTTTATGCGGGTGCCTGGGTATGATGGGTGGTTTTATGGTGCGGTGCAGCGTGCTATGGGTGCTGATGCGGATTTTCCGTGGGTGACGCCGCATGGTTTGCGGCATGTGGCTGCGGGGTTGATGGTGGCGTCTGGGGCGAGTGTGAAGGTGGTGCAGCGCCAGTTGGGGCATGCGTCGGCGGCGATGACGTTGGATGTTTATGCGGATCTTTTTGATGGTGATTTGGATGAGGTTGCGCGTGCTATGGATGGGGTTTTGCAGGCGTCGTGGGATTGTCGTGGCGCCTAGGGTTCGTGGTGGTGTTTTTGCTGGTTGTGTGGTTTTTGGTCGCGGGTTCGAATCCTGCTGGAGGCACGAAATCGCCCCACCTGCCGGCTG